TCGGACCAGTGGATTCAGCGCCTCGATGTCCTCTACGGCACGGCGGTGCTGCGGCAGGAACTCGGTGTGCGGGTGGGAGGGTAATCATGGCGCTGACTGCAACGACTCTCGCGGCCAATAAAGCCGTTAACGACGTCGTCATCAATCTCACCTCGGCGACTGGTGCGATTCCGAAGATGCTGGCGATTGTCGATACCGAATGGATGCGGATCACGTCGAACGTGCTCACGCCGACGCTTGGCGTAGTGCCTGGATACAACGGCACACCGGCATCGTCACACGGTCAGTTGGCTCCGGTCATCTACGGGTCAACCATCGATTTCATCAACTCCGGCATGACGCCTGGCACTATCTACGCCAGCCAGAGTCTCGGCGTTGATGGGGCGATTGTCGGTCCGAACGGCACCGGACTGCCGACATCGAATACGTATTTCTTCCTCACGAAAGCGACCGCTGGTGCGTATACCATCGCGTTGCCGACGAAGGATCAGACGAACACCATCGTGTTCATCTCGACCACGGCAGCCGCGCATGTATTGACCAACTCAGCCGGGTTCTACGGCGATACGACCGGGTCTGACACGGCAACGTGGCCGGCGCACGCTAACGCGACGTTCACGATTCGAGCTCAGGGCGGCGTGTGGTGTCCGATTGCCACGGCTGGCGCGATCGGCGTCGTCATCGGTTAATTCGGCATGCGGGGGCGGGCATCGGCTCGCTCCCCATTCCTTCAGGAGTAGCGACACATGCCGAATTACCAGAGTGGAGGGACGTTTCAAATCTCCTCCGATTACAATCCAACCGGCACATGGAAGTTCGACGGGCCGATTCTCCCCGGCACCAGCAACGCGGCCGGCGTCGTCGCGGCGGCTACGGTCGTGGCAACGGAATCAGCATTCGGGCCATTCCATCAGACGGTGCTGACGCTGACGAACGTCGCGGTGGCGATTTCTCAGGCCAATGTCGGCGGCGGGACGAAGATCTACACCTTCCCTGAAGGGATCGTTGCGGTGCTGGCCGCATCGGCGACCGTGACACCGACCACGACATCAGCGATTCTCACGACGCTGAACGGGTCGAAGACCATCTCAACAGGGGTAGGGTCGGTCATCACGGCAGCGCAGGCCAGCGGCACACTCGTCACGACAGAGCAGGACATCGTCAATGCCTTCTCGTCAACGTCGTCTGCGACGATCAACATCGCCGGCACGGCCGGAAGCGGCTACCTCTCAGCAACTACGATGCTGAAATACGACGGACACACGACGGCGCAGGCGATTTACCTGAACGCTGGTATTCCGACTGCCGCCGACATCGACGGCAACGCCACAACGACGTGGAGCGGAACCGTGACGGTGCTGTGGGTGTATGCCGGCGACTACTAGACGCGAAGACCTCGCGGAGCAGAAGGCGGCACTCGTCGCCTATCTGCTCTCCAAGGTCAAGGCTGGCGACTGGCATGCGGTGCAGGACGCCGGTAGCGACATCCGAGAAATCGACGCGAAGCTGGAACTCTTGAAGGAATTGGAGCACTGATGGATCTCGATGCATTGATGGCTCGACTTCAGCAACTGGAATCGCAAGTCAGCGGCATGCCGGCGTCTGGCCGTTCGCCGATTCGTGCGCGTCAGTTGCACGATCTACGGCTCACGCCGACCGACAAAGACCCGCGTCCGACATTTTTCATGTCTACGGAGACGCCGCGCGATTGGGACGTGTCGAAGCCTGGGGCCTACGCGCAGCTCATGTGGAACAAGCAGACCGGCGACGAAATAACCGTGCATTCCGAACAGGAACGCGCGGCGCACGCCGACCAATACACCACGGAGCCTCCGACGAGCCGCGTGATGACTCCTACGCAGATGGTCGCTGACATCCTTCAGAGCCTGTCGCCAGAAGACCGGGCGCTCGTCGTGAAGGCACAGCAGACGAAGCGGCTGGAAGCGGCAACGGAAGCCATGGCCGGGTTGACCGATGACCAACTCGCGGCGGTCCTGAAGGCGATTCAGCCGGCGGCAGGGCGGAAGACGGCGTGAAGGCTCGCTACAGTCCGGTGCTTACCAGCTTCACCGCTCATGGCCGTATTTTAGGCTCATGGCTGAGGGTTTTTCAGGGTCACTGCACCACACCGGCTACTGGAGCCCCTTATTCGTTTCCTGTAGCGAGTGAGGCATTTTAGCACATGCCAACATTCCGCGACATCGCCACGGACGCGATGATGGAGATCGGAGCGCTCGGACAGGGCGAGACGATGTCCGCGCCTGACGCGCAGCTCTGTCTCCGCTACGGGCAGCGGATGATTGACGCATGGGCGGCAGACCGGCTCACGCTGTCTGTGCAGTCCGCGCTGTCGATTCCGTGGCCGTCGAGCACCAGCACGCAGACCATCGGGCCAACTGGTAACATCGTCGCGGCTCGCCCGGTATGGATCAACACGATGAACTACGTCATTCCAGGCTCGTCGCCGGCTGTCGAGACGCCGATGGCGCAGATGAATGACGACCAATACAGCCAGAACACCATCAAGCTATTGCAGTCAGCGCTCCCGCAGCAGTTCTACTACCAGACCTCGATTGACACGACATACGGCACGCTCTACATCTGGCCGGAGCCGACGCAGGACGTGACGTTGATGCTCTACGCGCCGCAGGCTGTCGGCGTGCCGGCGACACTCGATTCGATTCTCACCGGGCCGCCAGGCTACCAGCAGGCGTATCACTACCAGTTGGCGCTGAAGATCTGCACGCCGTTTTCTCGGCCGATTCCGCCGCTGCTCCCGCAGTTGGCGTCAGATGCCTACGCGCTGATGAAGCGGCAGAACGTCGATCCAGGTCTGCTCGGCTGCGATCCGGCGCTGATTCCGCGCGGTGGGTCCGGTGGCTACAACATCCTGAGCGATTCGATTTCCGCGCCATCGGCGCATTGAGGGTTCATGTCCCAGAGCTATAACGCCTCATTCGCTAAGGCTGTTCCAATCACGAAAAGCGACACCGTAAATTTCGACGGCTCGGTCTCGACTGACGGGCAATACGTCAAGCCGTGTGATGCCATCTGGGTTGGCGGAATCGGCATCGTCAAAGCCGTGATGCAGGATGGCTCGCTCGTGGAGTTCACTTGCGCCGCTGGTTCGCTGCTGCCAGTGCGAGCCATTCGCGTCTACAGCGCGACCACGACAGCCACGCTGATGATTGCGCTCTACGCGAGCACGTAATGCAGTTCAACGTCATTCTGCTACAACCGTTGAGCACGCGAGACCAGACCATCACGGTTTCGTCTGGCCCGCTGACGCTCGATACCGAGATGCTGATTCCGGCCGATGCCGAACCGTCAGACCAAGAGTGTCTCGCGGTCAGTGGCGTGCTGTCGAAGACGCAGGCAAAGGTTATTCGCGGCGCTCGGAGCACCATCGCGCGGTCCTGGCCGGCTGGCACGCCCATCATGGTGTCCTCGGACAGTTTCATGTATGAGCGCTCGAAGGACGAGGCGACCGAGCCAGAAGCCGAGACCATCCGACCGCCGCGACGTCAGCAACTCGACATCGGATTGACCGCGAAGCAGCATATGTGTCCAACCTGCGGCCGAATGCTTGAACCAGCGTCATGACAACGACGCTCGCACACGCACTCACGGCTTCCTCTCAGAGCATTACGCTCTTCGATGACGTAGACCTAGAGAGCGGGCAACTGCTCGCACTTGGGTCCGAATACTGCCGCGTGCTTCGCGTCCTGACACCGACGCAGGCACTCGTCCAGCGCGGGGTGAACGGCACGCAGGCGCGTGTGCAGGAAGCCGGTATCACGGTCACGGTGGGAGTGCCTGACGACTTCCTGACTGGCCCGCAGTCGGTGCCGGTGTTCGGCGACGACACCGACGTGCTGACGGCGAACGGGCCATCGTTCGAGGCAACCTACCAGGTCAGCGGCGGCAGTGGCGGCGGCGATACAGTCATCGTGGACGGCGTTGACAACACCATCAAGGCGACGGTCGAAGACTACACCAATAGCAACCCGTTGACCGTCGTGCTGGTGGACACGAACGGAGACCCCTACGTTGCGAGCGGCGGCGGGCCAGGTAGCGACGTCAACCTGACCGGCATCAACACTGAGACGCCGCTCACCGGAAACGGTGTCACCGGGGCAGGCTCGCTCAGGGTCACGATTGCCTCGGACAACACCGCATTTGCCGTGACGACTGGCGGGCTCACCGATACGCAACTCCGCGCTACGCCTGTTCCTATCAGCGGCACGGTGACGACTGGTGGACTGACTGACACCCAACTGCGGGCCTCTGCGGTGCCGGTATCGCTCACGTCTACGACCGTCACCGGAAACGTCACGGTGGTGCAGGGAACCGGCACGAACCTGCATACGGTGGTCGATAGCGGCCACGTCATCATCGACAGCGGTTCGACTACAGCGGTGACAGGCAACGTCACGGTCGTGCAAGGGACAGCGACCAGCCTGAACGCAGCCGTCGTCGGGACAGGCACGGCTGGCACGGCCGCCGGCGGCGTGCTCACGGTGCAAGGCGTGGCGTCAATGACCAAGCTATTGGTCACGCCTGACAGCGTTGCGCTACCGGCGAACCAGAGCGTCAACGTCTCGCAGATCAACGCCGTCACGCCGCTGATGGGCAACGGCACGACTGGCACCGGCTCGCAGCGCGTCACCATCGCGTCCGACAACACGCCGTTTCACATCATCAACGATGCATCGTCGGCGGTCATCGGTCACGTCATCACGGATACCGGGTCCACGACGGCGGTCACGGGTAACGTCACCGTCGTTCAGACCACAGGCACAAGCCTACACGCGGTGCTCGACACTACATCGACTACAGCGGTGACGCAGGCGACTGCGGCGAACCTGAACGCTGCGGTCGTCGGCACCGGGACGGCAGGTTCTGCGGCAGGCGGCGTCCTGACGATTCAGGGTGTCGCGAGCATGACGAAGCTGCTCGTGACGCCTGATTCGGTCGCATTGCCTGCGAATCAGTCAGTAAACGTCGCGCAGATGAACGGCGTCACGGTCACGATGGGCACCGGCAATAGCGGCACTGGTGTTCAGCGCGTCGTGCTCGCGACCGACCAGCCGCAGTTGACGAACAAGCTGCTCGTAACTCCTGACGCGAACAGCGCGATCAACTTGGCTCAGGTCAACGGGACCACGACGGTCAATGGCGGCTCTGCGGCCGGGATTCTCGCGGTTGGCGGGCCGAATGCCACGAATGTCGCCATCACCGGAAACCCGACGAACCTCGGCGCACAGGCTGTCTCGAGCGAGAACGCTGCCGTGACGACAGCCCGTCAGGTGCAGCTCGTCGCCGACCTCGTCGGCAAGCTCATCGTTCTGCCGTATGCCAACCCTGAGAACTTCGTATCGTTCGCGATGACATCGGCGATGACCGGCACGACATCGACCATTACGCTCGCTGCCCCGGCATCTGGCCTGCGGAACTACATCACGCAGATTACCGTGAGCAACGGGAGCACGACGGTATCGACAGACATCTCGATTCAAGATGGCAGCGGTGGCACGGCATTCTATGTGATTCCAGCTCCAGCAGCCGCAGTGGCGACTACAGGTGGTGGTGGTGGAACATTCGTCTTCCCGACACCGCTGCGTCAGCCCACGACGGCTACCGCAGTCTACGTCGCGAACGTGACGACCGGCTCAAGCACGAAGGTGAGCATCAGCGGATACAAAGGAGCCTAATGGCTGACTATACACATCTTCCCTACGACAAGACATCAGCCTACGGGCAACTGATTCAGGGCGTGATGTCGCCGCTCTCGGCTTCTGTGCAACGGCTCATCGACCTCGTCGGCACGATGGACACCATGAAAGAGACAGGCGTCGTCGGCGAGTATATGCGGTCGAAGTTTGGTTTTCCTGACGTGGCGACGACGCAAGCGGCGTATGACGAACTGACATCGCTGCTCGGCAAGGTGGCGACCGATGCTCAGGTGGATCACGTCTACGCAGCCATCACGCAGGCGTTCCATAAGTTCACCTAAGTGGCGATTGCGTTCGTGAACGGTTCGCGTGGCGGCAATACGTCAAGTTCGTCGTCAATCGCGACAACAGCGACGAGTCTCACGGCTGGTAATTTTACGGCTGTCGCGTTCGTCATCGATGATGGGACCATCACGCCTTCTGGTGTGCCGACCGACACCGCAGGCAACACGTATGTGCAAGTCGGCACCACGCAAACAGGATCTGGTGGAGGGCCGAACATTTGTATGTTTCGGGCATATAACTGTCTCGGCAATGCGTCGAACACGGTCACGCTGTCATTGAGCGGATCTTCGACGTATCGCGCGTGGGCTCGGTGGCAGTTGAGCGGCGTTCCGACATCGGACCCGTATATTTCGCCATTTCAGTTCGGATCGGCGACCAGTGCTCCATCGAACATCATGTCTACCGCGACGGTGTCTCACGGATCAGGCGAAGCGGTGTTTCTCTGTCTTGGTTCGAGTTTCGGAAACCCAGGCTGCACGGCTGGCGGGACGAGTTACACGTTCAACGCATTTGCCATCACCGGAGATGCGGTCCAGTATTACGGCGATCAATACCTCATCAGCAGTTCGGACAACACGCCGCAAATGACGGATGGTGATACGTCCGCGCATTGGTCACTATTCGCGGCGGCATTCGGCACGCCTGTCACTGTTGCCACGAGACGTCGGCTCTTGCTGCTTGGAGTAGGGAACTGACCATGATTCAACTCATTATCCTGCTCGTCATCGCTGGCGTCTGCCTCTACCTCATCGAGAACTACATTCCTATGGACGCGGCCATCAAAACGGTCATTCGCGTGGTCGTGGTGCTGTGCCTCGTGCTCTACCTGCTCTCAGCATTCGGTATTCTCGACGTGCCGATTCCTCGGTTCCGGTGATATGGCCCGCACTCCGGTTCCAGGCTTCGTCGGTCCGTCGAACGTCGGTGCGAGCACCACGGCCGACCCTGAAGAGACGATTAACCTCTTCCTCGAAACCGTGTCGCCTGGCAACGTCAAGGTCGCGAATCCATACCTTCGAGGCACGCCTGGACTGCGTCCGTGGGTGAATCTTCCGACTGCGCCAGTGACGGCGATGTTCTTCAGCCCTGCAACCCTTGACCGCGCCTTCGCCATTGCTGGCAATACGCTCTACGAGGTGTTTCCGACGACGCCGGCAACGTATATCGCCTATTCTCCGACGCTCTCGCCGGCCGTCTACCTCCCATCAATCTGCTCCAACGGCACGGCAGGATTTCAGTTGTTCATCACGAGTGGAGAACTCGGCTACATCTTCGATCTGTCAGCGAATACGCTCACGCAGATTACCGACCCTGGCTTCCCTGAACGTGTGCGAATGGGCGAGTTCATGGACGGCTATTTCTTCGCGCTCGTCACCGAGACGCGGAAGTTTCAGATTTCCGCGCTCGAGGACGGAACGTCTTGGGATGCGCTCGACGTGGCCGAACGCTCTGAAGCGAGCGACGACATCAACGCGCTGGTGCGGAATCATCGCGTCATCGCCATACTCGGCCGCAAGACCTCTGAGTTCTGGTATGACTCTGGCGATCCGCTGTTCCCGTTCGCACCGACATCCGGCGAGTTCATGGAATCCGGCAGTGTCGCGCCGTTCTCTGTTCGACGGCTCGAGAACACGCTGTTCTGGCTTGGACAGAACGATGACGGGCAGGGCTGCGTCTGGGCGCTTGACGGGCTGTCACCGAAAATCATCAGCACGCCGGCCATCACGGCACTGATTCAGTCGTCTGGTAATGTCCTCGACGGCATCAGTCGTCACGATTTACGTCTGTCTGTCGCCTGGTGCTACCAGGAAGACACCCATCGCTACTACTGCCTGCTGGTGCCTGGTTGCCAATGGACGCTCGTCTACGACCTCTCGACTGACCGATGGCACAAGCGAGCGACGTGGGATTCTACGACGATTCAATGGATGCTCGGACGCGGACAGTGTCACATGTCCTTCGCGGGCATGCATCTCGTTGGAGACCGTCTGACCGGCACGATTTATGAGATGTCGCTCGAATACTTCGATGAAGAGCTGACGGACGCCTAATGGCACTCCAGACCATTCGGAATCCGCAACTATTCGCGCCTCCGGCCGCAGACCCTGTCGAACTCACGCCGAACGCGAGCGCTTGGGGCAACTCGGCCTGGGTGGAACTCATCGCCACGGCGGCTGCTGACATCGTCGTGACCGGCATCATCGTGCGTCCTGGGAATGACAACGTCGCGAAGGACTTCGAGATTGACATCGGGACAGGCTCTGGAGGCTCAGAGTCTGTCGTGACGACGTTTCGCGGCTCCTACGGAGACCCAGAGCACGCCAATCCAGGTGGATTGCCGCTGCCGATTCCGCTCGACAACATTCCTGACGGTTCGCGGGTGTCGGCTCGGATGAGGAAGTCGAACACCGGAGCTACTCCGACGTGGGCCGTAGCGCTGAAGTATTATGAGAAGCCTATCATCGGGGATCTGCTCGTCACCGCCAAGCCGCAGAAGCCAGCGCCATCAGCCGCGACGTCCATCTCGCTGACGACTGGCGCATCGGCATGGGCGAACAGCACATGGACAACGTTGGTGGCCTCGACCAGCGCTGCAACTATCTTGACAGGCATCGTCATCAAGCTCTTAAGCCTTGATATGAGTTGGGAAGTGGACATCGGCATCGGCGCGGCTGCCTCTGAAGTCGTGCTGACCACGATTCGTTTTCATCACACTGGTATTCAGACCGTGGACGGACCGTCGTACTTCCCGCTGTATAATCCGCTGGACAACATCCCGTCGTCATCGCGTCTATCTGCTCGGACGCGCTCGCAGTCTACCAGCGGCACGCGCACGATTACCTGCTCGATCACATACTTAGAGAAGCCGCTGTGAGCATCCTAACGGCGGAACCGATTCAGGTATGGCCGGCGGCGGCGAACAGCCTAGCGATTTCGACAGCGTCGAGTGCAGGGGTGTTTTCCTCGTGGGTTGAATTTATCCCCGCGCTATCCATTGCCGATCCGATTTATATCGTCGGCATCTGCGCTGAACTCGACAATGGGGGATCGACAGGAAATGACAACCTTGAGATGCAGTTCGGCACTGGCGGTGCCGGTGAGGAAGTCTCCATCAGTGCGCCGCTGCTCATCTCGGCCAATCAGGTGAATTGTGCGTATGAAGTGCTGATGCTTCCGGTGGCGATTGGGAACATTGATGCGAATGCTCGGCTCTCGGTGAGACTGCGCTCCATCTCAGCCACAAGCACCACATACCATTTCGCGCTGATGTATAGCGTTGGGCTGTCTAACGGTGCCGCGACGACCGCAGCGTATAACTACGCGCCAACTGGCTCTGGGTCTGGATGGCTCACGAGCGGAGCACTCCTGACGCCGAACGCAAGCCCTTGGGTGAATTCGGCATGGGTCGAAGTCGTGACGCTGATTGGTGCAGGCACGATGCTGCTTGCTGTGGGTCCTCAGCCAAGCAATTTATGGGGCGGCGAGTCTTACGAGATGGACATCGGATCAGGATTAGCTGGTGCCGAAGTGGTCATGACCACGTTCAGGAATACGTTTTCGTGGGTCGGTGACCAAGGGTTCCAGAACACGTTTCTTCCGGCGGTCTATCCGATTGGCCTTGATACGCGTATCGCATGTCGGATACGAGTCAGCGCGACATCTGCCGATCCGATTCGCATGCATCTTCTCTATTTCGACCGGCCTCCGACGCCTCCGACGCCATCTACCACGACGTATCCGAGCGTGAGAGAGCGCATCTTCGCATTGCCATTCGAGACGAATCTGATGCTGTTCCTCGACCGCATCGAACTGCTGATTCAGGCTGGACAGGGGCTCGTGACAGGGCAGGGCAGCGATCCAGTCGTGGCGATCTGGTTCTCTCGAGACGGCGGAGTGACGTGGGGCAACGGCTACACGCTGAATCCAGGTAAAATCGGTGAGACCAGCAAGCGCACGTATCTCAATCGCCTCGGACGCGGCCGGAATTGGGCGTGCAAGATTCGCGTGTCTGACCCGGTGTTCTGGGCATTCCTTGACTGCTACGTGGACATGACTGAGGGGACATCGTGAACCTAGACGAAGACTTGTGTGATGCATGTCTCCACGATAAGAAGTCGCACTCTCTTTTTGAGGAAGATTGCAGGATTTGCAACTGCGGTGGATTCTGTCCTGGCCCTTATTGCCCTGAATGCCAAAACGAGGCGTGCATTCGGCATGGGCAAAATGTGTGTGATTGCGATTGTATCCAGAGGCACAACATCGCGTGACCACTCCAGCCGTTCTCCCTGTCCCGATTCAGCAGTTCATGGACGCGAACGGTGTCGCGCTGGCGAACGGGCTGCTCTACTGCTACGAGGCCGGGACCGCCTACTCTGTCCTCCAGCCGCTGTATCAGGATGCCGACCTGACGACGCCGTTCGGCAACCCGATCACACTGAGCACCTACGGCCGAATGCCTGGACCTGCGTATCCGCTGCTCGCGCCGTCGTATGATTTCATCTTGAAGGACGCGAACGGTGTCACGGTTTGGACGGCATGATGAATTTTACCAACCTGTCGCAACTTGCCTCTATCGGTAGTCCTGAACAGCCAGTTCTGCCTAGTCGTGAAATCAATCCGCCTGATTTTGGATACGGCAACCGATACAACAGCAAAGAGCCGAAGGGGCTAGGCTTTCTCGGACCGCTGAAGCATAAAAGCGGTGGCGTGATGTCGGAGTTTTCAATCGGTGTGAATCTTGGTGGTCAAGAGATGGAGATTCCATCAATCGTGCCTACCTTGAGCCGAGAAGAAGTGAAGACGCTGCTGAATATGTCAGATGGCGACAAGATGCCAAAATCTGTCGTTGATAAGGCAGTGAAATTCGCCAGCGAACGGATCGTTAAGGGCTTGTCGCCATTCGCATCGGTCGGTGAGCAGTATCCTCTCTACAGAGACATCGAGAGAGCGCAGACACCGGACATTCAAGCCTCACCATTGGCTATCCCTAATCAATCTGGGATGTCTCGGTGAGCATCATCGCGCAGAAGGCGTCTGACGTTCCGAGTCTGAACTACACGTTGGTCGTCAACAGCGGTGCTGGAGATGGCGTCTACCTGGCCGGTTCCATTGTCACGATTACCGCGACGGCACCGAGCGCAGGGCAACTCTTCTCGACGTGGACAGGAGCAACAGTGGCGGTGCCGACCAGCGGGTCTACGACGATCACGATGACTGGCAACCTCACCGTCACGGCGACTTACGTGTCAGCAGACCCTGCCACGTATACCCTTGCCGTCGTCAACGGCACAGGCGACGGAAACTACGTCGAAGGCCATGTTCAAGCCATCGTCGCCGATGCACCGCCAGTCGGTCAGGTATTCAGCGCGTGGACGGGCGGTGGCGGTGCGGTCACGAGCCCGTCGAGCGCATCGACGACTGTGACGATGCCGGCATTCGCGCTCACGGTCACGGCAACGTATGTGAACGCTGCCACTGTCACGTTGACGGTGAACAACGGCACAGGGGATGGCTCCTACCTGACCGGAGAGACCGCGCTGATTGTCGCTGACGCTCCGGCGACAGGGAAAGTCTTCGACCTCTGGACCGGCGATACTGTCGCGTCGGCTTCTGCTCCGTCCACATCGATCGTGATGAGCGGGAATAAAACCGTCACCGCGACCTACGTGGACACGACAGGCCCGCTCTATACACTGGCTGTCGTGAACGGCTCTGGAAGCGGGAACTACCTGGAATCCGCCGTTGTCGCCATCGTGGCGAATGCGCCGGCGGCGGGCATGGTGTTCGACGCGTGGACCGGGGCGACCGTCGCTAGTCCTTCGAGCTCGAGCACGACGATTACCATCGGCACGTCGGCTGTCACCGTTACGGCTACCTACACGGCGGCACCATCGTTCGTGCTCACGGTCGTCAACGGCTCTGGGGACGGCACCTATCCCAGCGGCACGGTCGTCACCATCACGGCTGATACGCCAACGGCCGGGAACACGTTCGACGCATGGACCGGGGCCACGGTTGCCGATGCGAGTTCAGCTAGCACCACGATTACTGTCACCGGCACGACGACGGTAACGGCGACGTATGCCCTTGCGGCGACGTTCACGTTGACCGTCATTAACGGCACTGGTGGGGGCAACTTCGCTGCGGCATCGGTTAACCCTATCGTGGCGAACGCTCCTGCGGTTGGCAAGGCGTTCAGCGCGTGGACAGGCGACACGTCAGCGCTCGCGAACCCTGCCGCATCGAGCACCAACGCCACGATGCCGGCGGCGGCTGTGACCGTGACGGCCACGTATTCCGACCTGCCGACGTATACCCTCACCGTCGTTAACGGGAGCGGTGACGGGTCGTATCTGAGCGGAACTGTCGTCACGATTACCGCTGATGCGCCGGCAGCCGGCGACGTGTTCAACGTCTGGACCGGGGCCACGGTTGCCTCTGCGTCGTCTCCTTCGACCACGACGACCATTACCGGAAATACCACGGTCACGGCGACCTACACCACGACGCCACCACCTACCTATACGCTGAATATCCAGCACGGTAGCGGGAGTGGCAGCTACGTAGCTGGGCATGTGCAAGCGATTGTTGCTGACGCGGCACAGCCAGGCTACGTCTTCGGACACTGGAACGGTGATACGGCCTACGTCGCTGACGTCAACGCCTCGAGCACGACGGTAACTCAACCGGCTGGGCCTGTATTCGTCTCTGCGTTCAATGTGCCTGGAACGTCCTACACGCTCACCGTCAACAACGGCACTGGAGACGGCTCCTATCTCGTGGGGTCCGTGAACACCATTGTGGCTGATGCACCGGCCGCTGGGAAGGTGTTCTCGGCATGGACCGGAGGCACGGTAGCGAATGCGTCATCACCGAGCACAACCGTGACGATGCCTGCTGCGAACGTCACAGTGACTGCTACGTATATCGATAACCCGGTGCTCTATACTCTGACGGTCACGGCTGGCAGCGGTGACGGGAACTATTCCGCGAATACGGTGGTGAGCATCGTCGCGGATACGCCGGCGGTTGGCAAGCAGTTCGCCGGCTGGACTGGCGGCGGATCTTCCATCGCGAACGCTGCGGCTGCTTCGACCACGGTCACGATGCCGTTTGCGAACCTGACCGTCGTGGCGACGTATAGCGACATCCCTTCGGTTGGCACGTTCTACACGGCGACCAATGGCAACGACAACAATCCAGGCACGTTCGCGAGCCCGTTTCGCACCATCACGAAAGGCGTCTCGGTGCTCGGCCCGTCGTATACGCTGTTCGTCAGACAGGGCACATATAACGAGGGGCTATCCTCTTGTCCGAGCGGCACGTCTTGGGCTAACAAGGTCCGCATTGCGAACTACAACAACGAAACCGTGACGATGTTTCCGACGACTCCGTTTGTCGGGAATCCTGGAGCGTGCATTCGGTTCCATGAAGGGTCTGAGCACTATATCGAGTTCGACGGCATCAATATGAACGGCTCGACTGCCGGCGTCTACGATACCGTTGCGTTTGTGTGCGATGCAGCCGGAGAACCGCATCACATTCGCATCCAGAACTCTACCATCATAGGCATGACCACAGATAATTCCGCCTATAGTGGATTCGCAGCACATTGCTTAGAGATTCACGGCGGAAGACCTGTCATGGTCGGCGGAAATGAGTTCATCAACCTGACCATAACCGGAGGTGGTAGACCTGGAACTGGAACTTTCGCAAATAACGGATACGGCATCTACATCGCTGGTCCGAATAATCTCGCAGAAGGATGCAATATATCCAGCAATAAGGGTGCTGGAATCCAGGTCTTCAACGATGACGGGGCGAGTCCTGACAACAACATCATCAGGAACTGCATCATCCACGACGAGTCTCGGAACTCGAACATCGGGCAGTTGTGGGGCATCATCTGCTACGGGAACAACAACCAGATTTACAACAACCTGTTTTACAACATCTCAGGATCTGGTTCAGATCCTGGCGGGCAGGGCATCGCCATCGCAGGAAGTTCATGTCAGATACTCTACAATACGGTATCGGCCTGCTCACACGAGGGCATCATCATCGCCGGATCGTCAAACGTCGCGCGGAACAACATCTCCTACGGGAACGGCACCGACTACTCCAACATCGGCAGCGGAACCACGCACACGAATAGCATCGACAATGGCACGGACCCGCTATTCACCAATGCTGGAGCGAACGATTACACGGTGCAGGGTGGCAGTCCAGCGCTCACGGCTGGGATCGGCATCTCCTACATCGACACCGACATCACTGGCGCGGCGCGTCCAACGACAGGGACGACCACGGCCGGCGCATACGAGGCATAGATATGGCTGTTGCTGCTGTTCTCCCTGTCCCGATTCAACAATTCTTCGGCACTGACGGCACGCCGCTGTCTGGAGGGATGCTCTATAGCTTCCAAGCCGGCACGAGCGGTCTCGTTGAGCAGGCGCTGTATACGAACGTCGGGCTGACGCTGCCCTATCCTAATCCCATCGTGTTGAACACGGCTGGCAGGACGTCTGGCCCGGTCTATCCGTTGACTTCGCCAGCGTATGATTTCGTGCTCAAGAGCGCGGCGGGCGTCACGATTTGGTCGGCCACTAATATCATCGCGGTGCTTGGCGCGAGCTGATGGCTGAACTCTACATCCCGACACCGGAACCCGTCGTGAAGACGACCGATGGCCGGATGACGCGCGCACTTCAGTTGTTCTTTCAAAAGCTCGTGCAGGGGCTATCGGCGGCCGTTACGCATACCGATGGCGACCTCACCGATCATGCGGTGATTCTCGGCAACGGACTTGGCGACATCAAGGCGATTAACGACATCGGCACGGCAGGCCAGGTGCTCACCAGCAACGGGGCCGGCGCGGATCCGACGTTCGAGACGAGTGGCACAGGAGGCACGGTCACAAATACAGGCACACTGACAGACCATGCGGTCATCGTCGGCAATGGCGGCGTGGACGTCTCCGCGCTCGCTTCGCTTGGTTCGTCAGGCCAGGTGCTCACGTCGAATGGTGCCGGGGCCGATCCGAGTTTCCAGACCGTGAGCGGGACAGGCACCGTCACGAATACTGGCACGCTCACGAACCACGCACTGATTCACGGCAATGGCGGCGCTGACGTGTCTGCGCTCGGTTCACTTGGAACGACCACGACGCTGCTGCACGGTAACGCCGCTGGTGATCCAACCTTCGCAGCCGTAGTCGAAGCCGACCTGTCTCTGTCGAACGTGACGACAGCGAACGTGACGACCGCTCGGCATGGGTTCGCGCCGATCTTGCCGAACGACGCGACGAAATACCTTGACGGCACCGGAGCGTATACCGTCCCGACTGGTAGCGGCAGCGGCAGTGTGACCAACACCGGCACGTTGACGAATCATGCGCTGATCAAAGGCAATGGTGGTGTCGATGTCTCCGCGCTGGCCTCGCTCGGCACGACCACGACGCTGCTGCACGGCAACGCGAGCGGAGACCCGACCTTCGGCGCGGTGGTTGAAGCCGACCTGTCCCTAACGAACGTCACCACGGCTGACGTGACGACATCCGCGCACGGCTTCGCCCCGAAATTGCCAAACGACAGCACAAAGTTCCTCAATGGTGTCGGTGGCTACACTGTGCCGCCTGGCGGGACGTTCAATATCACTAGCACCGGAGCAGAGGCGAGTCTGCCAGGTTCACCGACTGCCGGCGACCTCTATTTCCCGAATGATGGCTTCTGGATTCAGCGGTCTGCTGGCGGCGCATCATGGTCTCCGTGGGGGCCGGCGTTCCCGTTCACCGACCCTGGACTAGCGAGCATCTCAACATGGGTTAATCAGGGCTCTTCGACGGTCACGACGACGAATGGCGGTATTGTGCTGTTCGGGCCGGGAGGCGGCAATACGAATAACCTCGTGGCCCGAGTTAAGACGGCTCCAAGCACACCCTACACGATTACGGCAGCGATTATCCCAGGATTCCCGCTCAAGAATGTTCTTCAATGCGGGATTCTCTTTCGTGCGTCTGGGGCCGGAACGATGGCGACCAACGGGGTAGGTTTCAACACAGCGCTGACACCGGCCTATCAACTCCAAATTGAGAAATGGAACAGTGCGACATCATCAGCAGGAGCATACGTCGCGGTCGGGTCTCCGGTGGCTACGCCGATGTTCCTACGCATTACCGACGACGGCACGAATCGTATTTCGTCGTTCTCGACAGATGGCGTGAGTTTCACCCAACTGCACTCGGTGGGACGAACGAATTTCCTCACAGCGGATCAAGTCGGCATCTTCGTGATGACGCAAAACGGCGCGACACCGAATTATGGCGTGTATAATACGCTCCTATCCTGGCTGGAGACATAAATGGCGCTGATGAATCCGAACGCCCGCACGGCTCCGGCAAAAGCAGCGCCTGTCCAGTATCTGCTGCCGCCAGACTTCGACCAGTTCGCCGAACGCGCTGGCTACCACGCCGAGTCTGACGGGCGGGTCTACACGCTGAACGGCACCACGAAAAGCTACGTTCCGCCGTGGATTGTCTGGCAGAACTCTGACACCGGCAAGACGGCTGACGGGCAACTGACGAAAGAAGGGATGTCCTACCGCATTCCTGGCAGCGACCCGTCGAGCGCGTGGAATTTCATGTATGAGAAGTCTGGCCCGTTTCGGAAGGGCTCGCAGTGGGACGACAAGGCAGGCACCTACAAGGGCAGCATCGATTGGGGCACGCTGATTGGCACCATCGCGGCTGGTGGCATCATCGGGGCTGGTATCGCTGGTGTCGGGGCTGGTGGGTCCGCGCTGGCCGGCGACGTCGGCGCGTCTACGACGGTGCCTGAACTCGGCGCGTCGGTTCCTGTGCTCGAAGGCACATCGGCTGGCCTAGGCGGTGCTGGTGCGACGACCACTGCGGCTGGACTCGGCACAGCACCTGAAGCCGCAGCCGCGCCTCTGGCCTCTGAGACCATCGCACCGCTTGCAGGCTCTACTCCGGTTGTCGCGCCGTCCGGTGCTGTGGCGGCGGCTACCGCGCCATCTGTCACACCAGCGGCCACGACTGGCATCCTCTCGAAGTCGCTATCCGCGCTCTCCACGCCATCGGTTCTGAGCACCATCGCGCAGGGCGCGTTCGGCGTCTACGGAGCGAGTCAGGCGGCCGGCGCTCAGACTGACGCCGCGAAGATCATCGCCGACGCGAACACCACAGCCGCGAAGATTAACGCGGACGCCTCGACGGAAGCGGCACGGATTCAGGCTGAGAGCACGAAGAATGCGCTGGATTTCGCCAAGCAGGGCTACAACAACGAAATCGGTGCGTATAACACGAACCAGCAGCAGTTGTCGCCGTATACCGGGGCTGGTGGCGCTGCTGTCACGAAGCTCTCGCAACTGCTCGGACTCGGCACGCCATCCAGTAACGTGACACCGCTGCCGACCGTGCCGATCGGGCAATCGGCGGCTGCGGCTCCTGTCGTGCCTGGCTCGGCGGCGACTGGACCGAATAGCTTCAAGGTCGTGCCGAATCCAGGCAGTGTGTCATCGCTCGCACCGAGTGCACAGACATCACCATCCTCCCAGCAAACGGTGACGCTCAGAGCACCGACCGGCGAAGTCGAACAAAAGCCCGCATCGGAAGCCCCGCACTGGATCGCGCTCGGCGCGCAGCCGGTGCAGCAAGGAGCGACAGCATGAGCTGGTTTGACCAACAGCCGCAGCCTGGAACGACCGGAGTGCAGGGCGGTATCCCGTCTGGCGCGTCGAGTTTCCTTCCCGGCGACCAGATCGGGCCTGACGGTATGCCGCTGAACGCGCAAAATTGGCCTGTCAGCGCATCCGTAGGTCAGCAGGCCACGCCGCAGAACGGCAACTACCAGCAGACCTACCAGCAAATCATGGGCGGCGCGAACGACCAAGCCAGCCTGCTCGCCCATCAGCAGGAACTAGAAGCGGCAGGCTTCCACATCTCGCCTCCGAATGCGAGCGGGGCCATCTCGAAGATTCAGACGCCTGATGGTCAATGGGTCCGAGTCATCGGTGAAGGCGAAGGGCATCCGGTGTGGATTCCGCAAGGCAGCGGAACTGGTGGCTCGGCTGGCAGCGTCGGAGGCATGGCTGACGGCTCGCTGCTGACGCCGTGGACCGAGCAGTTCCAAGCGCCTGCTAACATGGCTCCATTCCAAGCGCCAGATCCGACGCAGATTGCGAATGATCCGAACTACCAATTCCAACTCGGACAGGGACTGCAAGGCGTCGAGCGCGGAGCGGCGGCGAAGGGCACACTATTGACAGGCGGCACGCTGAAATCGCTTGACCAGTTCGGTCAAGGTCTTGCCTCAGCGTTCAGCGACAAGCAATATAATCGGGCGTTTGGGGAATATGGCATGGCCGCTGGCCTCAACGATACGGCGTATAACCGTGCGCTCGGTCAATACAACCTGAATCGAGACATCTTCCAGCAGAACCAAGACAGGCCGTATACGAAGCTCTCAGGGCTGGCTACGCTCGGCAAGCCGCAAACCATTCAGCCGCCGACAGGATAACGCGATGGGATTCGCCACGACCATCAGCCAACTGACGCAGCAATCCGGCATCGACGCAGCCGAAGCACGACGCGAGCAGGCGAAGATTGCCGCATCCGCGCTGACCTCGAATGCTGAAGCGCAGTCGCACGCCGCAGCCGCGAAGGGTGCCATCTGGGGTTCTGCTATCTCGAATATCGGCAATTCGATCGCCGACATCCCGGCGCAGATGGCGAAGACGAAGTCTCTTCAACTGCAACAGCAGGACGTGCAGGCGCAGATTGACGAGCGGAAGGCGCAGGCTGATAAGCTGAAGCGGCAGGATGCTGAGAATCAGGCGGTAGACCAAGCCTTCCAAGAATCCATCGACCCTACAACCGGGCTCGTTGACCAAAACAAGGCGATGTCGAAGCTTCCCGGCTCGGTGTGGTCGAAATACCAGCCGGTGTTCGATGCCCACAACAAGAGCGTGAAAGCGGTGCAGGACGCGAAGGACGAGCAGGCGTCTGAACTGCTCTACAACGCATGGCGCAGTGGGAATCCTGGCGCGTTGGCGTCGGCTGGCAAACTCGGGTCGGCGGCATTCACACCAGAGGAATCGCAGCAGATTCAAAAACTCGCGGCTGCAACGGCTCAAGCGCCTCCAGAATCACAGGAAGCCTCAGTCAAGACGCTCGCGGCACATCTCGGCTCTCATTTCGCTGGCTTCCAGAAGCGCATGGATGCCCATCTAAAGGACGAATCAGCACAGACCGAACAAGCCGCAAAGGCACGAGAAGCGAATGCGAATGCCGCGTATAAAGAGGCTGAGATAGCAGGAACGCTCAAGCCGAAGCCAAGCGCTGAAGCCGACAAGGCACGTTATCTGGACATCCAATCACGGTCGATGCGGAAGATGCCGATTCCTCCAGAGGATGCGGCATTCGCTCAAGCCTACGAGAAGGAGAAAACCCTCGCGACCGACACCAGCGCAAGCGCGGCGGCAGACCGTCAGGCGAACGCCATTGGAGCGCAAGTGGCACAGCAATCACGAGCGCAGACGTTCCAAGAGCAACAGGCCGGCCGGCGCGAACTGACGGACAAGGTCGAGAAGCCCTATCTCGATGCGAAAGCCGCAGCCGCCACGCTCCGTGACACGGTCGCCGCAGCTAAGGCCGGTAATAAATTCGCGGGGTCGATGCAGCAGGCCGAAGCGGCCATGACGGCCATGAGAGCGCAAGGATTCAGCCGGATTCCGAATGCTGAGTTCAAGGCGGCAGGCGATGCCGGCAATCTCTGGGACAATATCTCAGGCTGGGTCGGCAAAAGAGCCGAAGGGCAGCCGGTGCCGCCAGACATCCAGCGCGACATGTCGAAGTTCGCGGACATCGTGGAACAGGTGGCCTACAAGCGATACGTGGAGGCGCATAAATCGACGGCTGGCCGCTACAAGCTGGATGAGAAGCCGATGGCTGGCCCAGACAACGCGGCGGCGATGCGTCGTGAGATTCCTGGGCATCCTGGCAAGTTCGCCGTGTCAAGCGATGGCGGAACGACGTGGAAGGCTGAGTGATGGCCGACATCAAGAGCGGACAAGACGTCACGTCGCTGATGGTCGGCATCAAGTCTGGTGACGACGTGACCGCGCTGATGAGCGGAGATGTCGGTTCATCGGCGACTGTTCCAGAGCCGCCACGAGGCAGAGACTTCAAGGTATTCGGCGTGAACATCCACGTCCCGCCAGAAGATAAGCCGCGACTTGACTCGAACATCGCCACGGTCGGCGGTGTCGGCATCGCTCCTGAAGATGCGCTGATGGTCGGACAGGCTGCGAAGGGTATCGCTGCGGCGACGAGCGCTGGTGGGATGGTTGCCGGACTGAAGGAAGCCGTCAAGACCGCGAATCCAGTCGTCAAGTTCGAGGTATCGCGCCGTGCGCTGAAAGCTGTCGGCGTGCCTGATGGCGTGGCTGAAGTCATCGCGTTCGGAGTGTCAGGCTACCGGCGCGGTGGGAAGCCTCCAGTGCCAGAAGGGCCAGTGTCTGAGCCTGGCTATCCGCGTGCGAGCTCAACGCCTGCTCCTCCATCAGCACCAGTCGAACCGCCAGCGCATCTCGACCTCTCGCAGCGCGTGCCGGCCGGCGGTCTGACGCAGCAGCAGATCGGCGAACGTCTCGCAGCCACGAAGGCGCAAGGCATGACCGCGCCGCAGGTTGAGCCGGTCATGGCTCCACGGCCGTCGCCGTCGTCAGTGCCAGTGCCAGAAGGCCCGCCAGAGCCGTCGATGGCGAAGCCGACTGCACCGTCCAAGAGCCCGCAGCAGATCCTGAACGAAGAGGCGATCGCGAAGCGTCGTGCCGCCTATCAGGAGTCGCTGAAGGCTGACGCGAAGCCGGTGCTGGAGGACGTCGAAGCCGGGAAGATTACCGCAGAGCAAGCGGCGGCCGAACTCGCGAAGCGCTGGGGCACGCCGTCAGACGCAGAGCGCCGGTTTCCGCCGAATAAATCTGGCCTGCCGTCGAATCCGCCGACTGCTAGAAAAGCTATGGGCAAGGTTTCGGATCTTGCCGAGATGCAGAAGGCTGAACCACAGAGCGTTAAAGACTTTGAAGAGATTGCGAAGCAGGGACGAATACATTCAGCCACTGGTAAATTCAGTAAGGCAGAAGAAGCCGCGAAGACGCCTATTTCTAGCGGGGAAACTGCTGGATACAGCGAATCTGATATTGCTAAATTCTTTGTAGATAGGCGCGGTGGTAGGTCAGACCTAGCTGCCTATGACTATGTGAAAGCACTACATACAGAGGGTCGTCCAATCAGTGCTGCGCTTTGGGATGAAGTCGTCACGAAAAAACCTACGGGCTACGTCAAGAGCGGAGATCTCTACGTCCAGAATCCGTCGAATCCTCCGACGGCGCGGAAGGCTCGCGGGAAGGTGTCGGACCTTGCGGATATGCCGATCGATCCGCCGAAGCCGGTAGAACCAGCAGCCACGCCATCTCAGACAGATAGGTTGTTGAATTCACTGACCGGACCATTGCGAAAATCAGCTAAATCAACTTCGCAAGGGCTGATATTCAGAGTCAATAGCACAGGCGGCATCGCTGAACTGGAAAGAGCCGCTAATAAAATCGGCCTTAGCCTAGAACGTGTCGGTGTTGGAGAGTGGCAAATAAAGTAATCGACGCGGTGACGGCTTCTCACGGCAGAATTGCCCCAATGGCCTCGACTGGTATCCCTACCCTGCCGACCACTGACCGCCACCGCGCGAAGTCTACGGCTGCTGCCGCTTGCCGCGTTCCGCAATCTGCTGCCTGACCCACGCGGACGACACAGCGGCTTCGGTCGGCTTCCGGCGCAGCAGCCAGGCGACCCAGAACAGCGCGGCGGCGATGTAGAGGCTATTCATGCCGTCACCTCTGCGCCGTTCGGCTTCGGCAGTCCCTTCGCCTTCCGTCCGCGCTTCACCTTCGGCTCTGACGCTGTCTCGTCTTGGCCTTTCGCACGCAGCAGCGCCATGTAGACGTTGTCGGCAATAGAAAAGCTGCTACGCGCGACCTCCAGCCTGTCCTTCGCGAGTTGTATTTCCAGATCCAACTTGCTCTGTTTCGCCATGTCGTGTCGTTCTCCTCGGATGTCAGTCTGACACAGGCTACATCCTTGACCTGTGCCGATGGGCGGATCGAAATGATCCAGCCACGGATTGCCGTGATAGCAGGTCAGTTCCTTCATCTCGGCTCTGAGAATATTAAGCCTCGTTGCGATGTGCGCTTCGTAGCGAGATGATGATAACTCAGGTCAGTGCCAACCCATCGGCGACTGAGACGTTCAGCGACCGCGCCAACTGTGCCACTGCCGAGAAACGGATCGAACACCATGCCGCCGACCGAACAACCAGCCAGGATGCATGGCTCGACCAGCGCTTCCGGCATCGTCGCGAAGTGCGCGCCAGCGTAGGGCATCGTGGGGATAGTCCAGACGCTGCGCTTATTGCGCGATACGCCTACGCCACAGTTGGACACCCCATCAACTCGATCGTCAGAGCGACCCTTACGCATAGCTGGATCTACGCGCAGGCGAAACTGTGGCTCCGTCGTGGGTTCCGCAATCGCCACCGCGTCGTAGGAATACCGCTCCGACTTCGCGAGCAGGAACAGGTACTCATGCGCCTTCGTCGGGCGGTCGGTGACGGATTCCGGCATCGGGTTCGGCTTGTGCCAGATGATGTCGCTGCGAAGATACCAGCCGTCGGCCTGGAGCGCGAACGCGACGCGCCAGGGGATGCCGACGAGGTCTTTCGACTTGAGGCCGGGAATCAGCGCGCGATGACCGGGCCACTGCGTCGGCGTGCCTTCCGAATAGCGCGCGCCTGACGACAAGCCGCTGACATCGTGGTTGAACTGACTGCTGCTGTTATAGCTATCCCCCAAGTTCAGCCACAGCGTCCCATCGTCCCGGAGCACGCGCCACACCTCGCGAAACACCGCGACTAGCGCGGCCACATACAGGTCTGGCTTCGACTCCAGTCCGATCTGCTCACTGTTGCCATAGTCTCTCAAGCCCCAATACGGTGGCGACGTCACTACGCACTGCACGCAGCCATCGATGAGCGGGATGTGCCGTGCATCGGCTCTGATTATCATCGCGGTTCTGGTGCGTCATACGCCAGCAGCGCTAGGATTGACTTCCGATGTTGTTTAATGCCTGCGAGTTGCTCGCGTGTCAGCGTCGAGCGATTCGACACCAGTAGATCGCTGCGGTTGTCGAGCGTCGTCTGCACCGACAGCGTGTGGCCGTCGCGCTCGAGCGCCAGCGCGAACAGCACAGCGGCTTCCGGCAGGTCAGGTCCGTTGCGGAGTGGCCATGTGGCTACCATGCGATGTCCTTCTCGCTCGGCATATCGGCCGCCTTCGGCTTCCAGCCAGCCCGCAGTCGAGCGGACCAGCCACGCGCGCGTGCCGCTGATAGGTCTTCCCATTTCGCCTTCGGGTCATTCTCAGCCTTCTTCTTCGCCGCGAAATACTCGTATGCGTTCGCGAGCGCATCCAAGAACGTCGGCGTGCATTGCGAAAACGTCTGCTGCCTGAAGTCGTCGCCGGTCCAGTCGCGTGGCAGGAACTTCACGACCGGATCGCCGTGCGGACCGTCAATGTCGGCATCGCTCGCGACGAGATATGGCGCTGCGGCGCGTTTCGATTTCGACAGCGCGAGCAGTTCGGCCATGATGTCCCGAATCTCGCGGAGTAGAGCGAGTTCTTCAGTCATGGACGTCATCCCTCATCTCAACGAGGTAGTTAGAACTCGGTTCTTCCATCTGTTCTATCACGAACGACTTGAGCTGTTTCGCAAGCGCTACAGCCCCTTCAATATTGAGATACAGTCCGATTACGTGTCCTTTACCTTCAGCGATAAGGAATCCAGACCCAGAGTCGAAATTCACCTCTCCAGAGCAGTTCGGGTCGTTGCATGAGCATTTCATCAGTCGAACTCCTCAGGCGCATACAGGTTGAACACCACGTCAGGGTAGACGAGCCGTGCCAATTTCGATGAGCACCGCGCCACGCACATGTCGGCCGGATGCTTACCCCAGGCGCTCTTGCCGAACGCGGCGGCGTCCTTCGACCATGCTTGCTTCGCCTCTTCGATGGTGAACGTCATTGACACCTCAGGGTCGCCATGTCTCTTCGTCACGAACGTGGCGCGGTCTGCGGTGCGCTCGACGGGCCGGAAGTATTCCGACTTGCCGGATTTCATGATGAGCGCGACGATAGCCCCGGCGCTCAACGTCGGCTTCCCTTCGATGATATGGAACGCTCGCAGTGATGCCATTGCCTGAATGCCGAGTTCGCGGCCGGCGAGCACAGTGGCGAGGATGCCGGCAGGATGGCCGTATGCGCTGAACAGCCGCGAAGCCATCAGTCTGTCAGCCAGCTTCACGGCTTCGTCCATCGACCGTGGTTCTAGCCCGCGTTCCCATTCGGCCGGCTGTACCGCGAGTGATTGGTTCGTCTTAAACGTGCCGATGCGAGTGACGACCGTGTCGCCTTGATAGGTCTCTTCCATCTTCGGCATTTCCGGCTCCGGTGCCTTCTGCGGCTCCACGTCGATAATCCCCTGCGGGAATCCAGCCTCCAGCGTCGGCATGGCGTATTCGATGTCGTCCTCCATCTCGTCCTCCCCAAACACCGCAACATCCTGCGGCACGCGCTCTCGGAATATCTCCTCGAACGGCAGCGGCGCGTCGGTCCGCAGCCGAATCAGCGACCGGACCGTGTCCATGCGCTCTCGGAACTCGGTCAGCGAGGCCAGACCAGCCGGCTTGATGTCCGTCGTGCCGGCGTCGATGGCCGCATACAGGTCATCAAGGTTGCCGTATTGCGTAATCAACTTCGCGGCGGTCTTCTCGCCAATGCCCTTCGCGCCTCGGATGTTGTCGGACGTATCGCCGACAAGCGAGAGGTAGTCCGTGAGCTGGTTCGGCGTGACGCCGTGCTTCAGGTAGACCGATTCGGCGTCGTAGAGCTTCTCTGGCCTGTCGCCGTTGGCCGGGGCCAGCACGTTGACGCGCTCTGAGACGAGTTGGCGAAGGTCTTTGTCAGGGCTAATGATGAGCAATGAATCGTCTAGGTTCTTGACGTTCAATAGCTCTGAATGCACCGCGCTCGCAATCAGGTCGTCTGCCTCGAAACCCTTCGCGGACCACACCGGGAAGCCGTCGCCGCGCAGAATCTCAGTCGCCAGGTCAATCTGATGCCGGATGCGTGCGCGTTCGGCGTCCTTGTCGCTGTCCTGACGGTTCGCCTTATACGTAGGGTCGATGTCCTTGCGGAACGACCGGCCGCTGTCGCAGCAGATGGCAACGTGCGGATGTGCCGAGGCCATCGCTCGAATGCGCTCCACGATCGCGGTGCTGACCGCGTTCGGGTTGCTGTCGCCGTCCTGCATGTGGAAGATCGGATGCGCGATGCCAGACAGGTCGATGAGGACGAGCTTATCGGACAACTGGCACCTCCACGTAGACGACATCTGGCACATCCGTAGTGGACACGAGTTCGTAATCGACCGACAGCGAGAGGCGCTCCTTGTTAAGCGGACCGCTGTAGTGGTTGAGCGTGGTCTTCAGTAGACGCTCAACCTCCTGCGGAGTGAAGCCATCGTCGTCTGTGGCCTCTTCAGCCGTGATGTAAACCATGAATCCGTAGGTGATCTTCTTCATGACTGCACCTCGCCAAACATCTCCTCAGCCGTCCGAGTGTCTGCCGCGTCCTGCTCCAGCCAGCGCTGGCACGTCGCGCACGTCGGCTCGTTGCTGTGCTCGCTCGGACGAATCCAGGTCTTGCAGACTGTCTCCTGCTTCGGTCCGTTGATTCTGGTGAATGGCGGAATGTAATGTGTCATAGCTCGCGGGCTCCCTTCCCGAGTGTCGAACGAGGTTAGATGCCGAGCCTGCGCCGCGCTTCAGCGCAGTCCAGCCAGTTGCCGTCCATGCCATCGACGTGCTGACGGCCGGTGACGCCGCAGGTATGCGGATCTGACATCTGCGCCTTCGTCATCCTGCGCAGCGGCTTGCCGTCTACCGGCGCGTGGCAGGTGAAGCACATGCCCTCGACCAGCGTGAACACCTCGCGCTTGCACTCTGAGCACTGAAGCAGCACCGCTCTCGGCGCATCACCGCGCGTGCCGCCGTTGAACGACTGTGCCGCGAACCAGGCACCAGCCGAAATACCAAGCCGCCGATTCGCTGAGTTCGCCGCGCGTCGATTCGATGTGCGTCCCATGTCCATCACCTCTACAGAGGACTGTATTCTAACTAGAATACGTTGTCAACGACTATTTTGAATTATTTTCACACCGCCGGAATCGTGGCGGAATCTCCTCGTAGCCGAGGATGGCAAGCGCCTGCGGACCTGGGCTCTTGTGGCCTCTGGCGATATTCGACCACGCCGCCCGCGTCAGGCCGTGCTTCGCCGCGAACGCGGAGCAGCCACCAGCATCGCGGATGCGCTCGCTCAGGACCGACCGCAGCGCACGGAGCGAGATCGTCTGGTATTGTGTCATCGCGTCACCTCGTCTCGCCATAGCACACGAAGCGATGTCGTGAACTGGTATCGTGCTGACTCAAGCACATCAAGAGACACAGCCACTGGAAGATCAGATTGGTCTGAACGTCTACCTATTCGACTCCACGTCGTAACAGGTCGGAACTTGTGTCGTGGTGTATTACGCCGTGCTTCTTCGTATTTGTCGAGAACGAGCGCATGAATACGCTCGTCATACCAGAACCGATACGATACGCGATGATCTGGCTCAGGGTGTGTTTCAATATCAACGAATCTCAATGCATCACCTCGAAATTTCCCCAGCCGCTGACGAGATACGTGAACGCGCGGTAGTTCTCCTCCGTCAACAGCTCTGGCCCGCGCGTGCATCCACCTTCCCACTGCCAGCCGGCGAACAGTGCAGGGCTGACCAGCGGTGCTGTGATGACGTTCTCGCCGACGTGCAGCACCTGTCGCGTGATGCTGCCTGCGGTCTGTGGCAATGGCAGATCGCCATCACCACGCCTGAACGCAGGAACACCATACGGCGTGAGGTAGAACACGATGCCGTCGTAGGATGGCTTCACCGTCGCATGCACGACGATAGTGACGTCGTCAACGTGGCCTTCGAGCGCTGAGAATGAATCGGCACTGCACACCGGATCGATGGGACATATCACACACGTCGTAGTCGGCGTGCAGCCGATGCACTCCTTCGGCGGGTCTGGCGGATTCCGGCAGTGCTGTCGCGGACCTACCAGCGGTCCACCAGCGTAGAGATAATTGCCGACGTCGCTCATGGTGTAGCGTTCAGCCTTCGGCAAGCCCTTGTAGATGTCAGGCTGATACGAGCTGCACGGCGCGACCGAGAGCCCGACACTGAAGGTGAACGATGCACCTGGCGCGAGCGTCACGGTGTCGTGTGCCACGTCGATCTGATTCACGGCATCGTCAGCCTTCCAGACGATAAACGTGAACGTATCGGCTGTCGCGGTCGTGTTCGTCACGCTCGCGGCTCCGAGCGCCGGACCGAACGTGAACACACTGCGCGTCGGATCGAGCTGTCGCTGTGCTGAGAACGTGGAGTCGATGCGTGTTGGCGTGGTAGGCGAGTCGGCGCAGGCAGAGAACAGGAGCGGGATGAGCAGCACGATTCGTTTCATACAACCTCCGCGAGAGAGGCTATTCTAAAACGAATCGCGTGTCAACTCTAGAGAATCAGGGCTGCTCGACCCAAACCCAATACCCCTCACCGAAGCCTACGCGGACCCACGGCCCATTCGGCGGATGCACCTTCGTGCGCTCACCGTTCGCGTTCGGCGGCGTCAACGTCCAGCCGTTCGCATTCAGCGTCGGCTCGAGTTCGAGCAGCGTCTGCTGTCCGAACGGCTTACCGTAGACGCACTGGCCGAACCAATCTCTATCGCTGCCTTGCCACGTCTGATACGGCGGCAGTGTCGGCGGCTGCGGCACGACAGGCGGCACTGGCGGTTCGATGGGTTCAGGCGCGTCGAGCACGACCAACTCGAACTCTTCGCCTGGACCGATTTCGTCGCGGTCTGCCACGAGCGCTGGACTGTCCCAATTCGTGACGAATTTCCCGCGCGTGATGGAGCGAATACCGACTTTCATGTGTTCCTCAATGGCTTGATGCTGACGGGCTCCGTGGTGTAGAGCCGCAGGATGATGTTGATGCCGGCCACGACCGCTGAGACTGCCGGCGCGTATCGCGTGGGGATGATTTTCACGACATCGGACGCGCTGAGAATCGCGACGATGCCGGTGGCCGCGTTGAACCAGAAGGTTCGGCTCTTGAACAGGGATTTCGGTTCCCAGAAGTTCATTGCATGATCACCAGGAGAGCCTGCACGGCGGCGAACATCCAATAGCCCATACCCAGCGCTCCGAAGGTGATGTAGAAAATGTCCTCCAGCAGCGAGCATTTCCGCTTGCACGTCAGGCACATGTTCAATGCTTCACCAATGGCAGCAGCATCGACAATCCTGCCGCCAAGACGCCTAACGCGATAGTCCACATCACCTTGTCCACGACCTTGGCAATTCTACCGTATCGCTCGTCAATCAGATCCTTGTAGTCCTCGAACTCCTGCCGCGAAATGTAGCGGTCTGGGATGTGGTCGATTCTCGCACGTAGGTCAAGTGTCGTAGCGACCACGCGCTTATGACCCTCAACGCAGTTCTCCGACACGCGGTCCAGGTCGGCAAATGACGGATACGAGTTTGGGCTCATGGCTAGTTTTCATCTGGGGGCCTTGCACGCATTCGTTAAGCATAGCCCGATTCCCTCTTGCGCTTGCACACATTCAGTGCTACGGTTCCCGTCGTTGGGCGGAGCGGCCGCTCTTGCCTTCGTGCAGCGTCCCGGCTCCCTTCCGTGGACGTGCCCAACACCTTCAGCCGAAGGGAGGCTGACACCATGAGCATTTCGCTCAGACTCGAATGCACCGCGATCGAACTCCGCATCGCCGAGACGCAGCTTAAGCAGGCACAGAGCGAACTCGACATCCTCGTGATGGAACGCGACATCGCGACAGAGGCGCTCTGCGATGCGCTGAATCAGCTCTCGATGGCTCGGTTCCTGCTGTCGTCGTGGAAATCGGCACCGTCCGAGCGGCTAGAATCGCTTCAGGCTGAAATCGCCGTGATGCGCGAAGAGATGGCTCGGTTTACGCGCGGGCAGATGTCATGACGCAATTCCTTGCGTTCTCTGGCGGGAAGGATTCCACAGCCTGCGCTCTCAGACTCGCTGAACTCGGCGAGGATTTCACGCTGCTCTTCACGCCGACAGGCGATGAACTACCAGCGCTTGATGCACACATCGCGGCCATCGTCAAACGTGTGAACCGTCCGCTCGTGATGCCGCCGAATCGGTCGCTGATGGAGTGGATCGACTTCCACGATGCGCTGCCAAACTTCAGGATGCGGTGGTGCACGCGACAGATCAAGATTGAGCCGTGCATCGCGTGGCTCGTCAGGCATCCTGGCTCATCGCTACTCGTCGGGCTGCGGGCTGATGAAGAGTCGCGCGTCGGGCTCTACGGCGACTACGCGACATACCGCTATCCGCTCAGGGAATGGGGATGGGACATCAGCCGCGTCTTCTCCTACCTCTCAGAGCAAGGCGTCACGGTGCCTGCGAGAACGGATTGTGCGCTCTGCTACGGCCAGAGGCTCATTGAATGGTGGGAACTCTGGCGGCAGCATCCTGACCGCTACGAGCACGGTGTGGGCCTTGAAGAGAAGCACGGACACACGTTCCGCTCAGCCCAGCGCGATTCGTGGCCGGCGTCATTGCGTGGTCTTCGCGAGCGGTTCGAGGCTGGTGACGTGCCGCGCGATACGCGAGTCAACAATTCAGCTTGCCGCGTGTGTTCACTGTAATGGCTGAGGATACCGCGCTCCAAGCCCTCATCGCGAAGCACACGCCGATACCGCGCAAGCGCGAGGAATCGAACCTGCTTGAGCGCTGCACGAGAACCGCATCGTTCTACCGCACGCGGCTCATGCGAAACACGGTCGGCAGGCTTAAGGATAGCTGGGGACGATGGATCACATTTGGCCTCGGCGTCGGCAGCAGCGACCTCGTCGGCTATCAGGTGCGCATCATCACGCCGGAGATGGTCGGGCAGAAGGTGGCCGTATTCACCGCCATCGAGGTCAAGAAGCCAGGCCGCGACACCACGCAGGCCGACCATCTACGCCGGCAGCAGGCGTGGATTGATGCCGTCGTGGTCGATGGCGGCATCGGGCGCATCGTGCGGAGCGAAGAGGAATTGATTAGGGTGTTGACAACCGATTCTGTTTAGAATACACTCCCTATATGAGATTCCAAAGGAACCGTGGTGGTTGGCCTCTGCGCAAGAAAACGATATTCGACGCGAAAGCACGTCAAGCCTCGGAGCGGGCATTGGATCGGCTCTATCGCGTCAAGGAATATCTTCGGTCTACCGTTGATGGCCAATGGTATGACGCAGTTAAGCGCGAAGGCGACTGGCGAACGGCATTTGCAATGGACGTCATTGATCAGGCTATGGGTCGTGTTCACGACGCATTTAAGGCGACTAACGATGCAGCGAAATTCATGAACCATGAAGCCTGAACGTCCTGTATTTAATCGCGAATGGCGGCAGTCGTGCTCTGTGTGTCCTTGCTCAACAAGAGATGTCTCTGAATTTATCAGGCTTCATTATCTCGGCACGCGGCCAGGAGTGGTAACGCTCGCACTAATGATGCTCCGTGATGTGTTCTCCTGCGGCATGATTATTTACGCGCTTCCTCCTCCTGAAACATCAGTGAGATATGGTGTGCTGACATGGGAAATGGCACGTCTATGGATTGGGGACGAAGTTCCACAGAACGGTGAAACGTGGCTTATTTCTCAGAGCATCAAATACATCAAAAAACATCATCGCGACGTTGGAATAATCGTCACGTATGCTGATCCTTCAGTTGGTCATCAAGGCACGATCTATCGCGCCGCGAATTTCACACCTGATGGTATGACCGGAGACAAGAGAGACAGATACGATCTTGTAAACGCCGAGAATGGAAAGCGTTACAGTAGAGCATCACATGTGCCATTAGGCGTAGACACCATCAGGCGTCAAAGAGTCTCAAAGCATCGTTTTATTTACGATTTGGCGCTGAAATCGTGAAACGAGTGCTTGACTTTCTGATAGTCTGATATAATATCCTCTGTCGGGCGGGGCTGGCCGGTCCTCGCGCGAGCGTAGCGCCTGCCTTGAACAGGCGCGAGCCCGACTCCTCTTCACCTCTTCAAGGAAGGTGTCAGATGCGTCAATCGTCCCGCCTCTGTGCGTTGTGAGCACCGCTGATACTCGGTGGGTTGCCGACCTGGCCCGCAACGCGAACGGTGTGCCTTTCCCAAATCATTCCAACGTCGTCTACGTTCTCCAGCATGACCCAATGTATGCCGTTGGGCGCATCTGGTATGACGAGTTTCTAGACCGCGTGTTCCTCGAGAACAGCCCGCGCCGACACTGGCGAGACGATGACGATACGCGAGTCGCCGTTGAAATGCAGGCGACCTACGGCATTCGAGCGGTCAGTAAAACCACGGTGGCTGCAGCTGTGCAATACGTCGCGCGTCAGCGTTCGAGGCATTGCGTGCGCGATTGGCTGAACTCGTTGACGTGGGACGGCACACCGCGCATCGACCATGCATTCGCTGATTATTGGGGCACCGACGACACCGACTACACGCGAGCTGCTAGCCGCAATTTCTTCATCGGTATGGCCGCGCGAATCCTCTTTCCAGGCTGCAAGCTCGATACGATGCCAGTCTTCGAGGGCGCTCAAGGCATCCGTAAATCATCTGCGCTCGCGTGCCTCGGCGGCGACTGGTTCGCCACGAGCCATCACGCTGCCGGAGGAGTCGAGTTCCTGAAGGTGCTACGCGGTAAATGGCTGGTTGAGATTGCGGAACTCCAATCGTTTACGAAGGCTGACGTCACCGCCGCGAAGAACATGCTCTCGACAGCCTGCGACACCTACCGACCCAGCTACGGCCAGCACACGGTTGATTATCCCCGTCAATGCGTGTTCGCCGGCACCACGAATAGCACCGAATGGGGAGACGATGAAACCGGGCTGCGTCGATTCTGGCCGGTGCGCTGCGGCGACATCAACCTGTCACTGCTCGAGGCGGCCAGAGAACAACTCTTCGCGGAAGCCGTCAACGCCTGTCGCGAAGGCGCGTTCTGGTGGCAGATGCCAGCCCAAACCAGTGAGATTCAAGCTGAACGGCAGTTCCACCACGAATGGACGAGCGTCGTCCTCGACTGGTGCGATATTCAGCCTACCGCTGACGGCGTGATGGTGAAAGACATCCTCCTCGGACCGCTCCATTTCACCATCGACCGCATCGAGAACAAGCGCGTTCAAATGCAGGTTGCCAAGATACTTTCCTTAGCAGGGTGGAAACGACGCCCAACGAGGCTAAAAAGCGGCAAAACGGCGAAAGTGTGGTTTAAAGAGGACAGTTAGGGTGGTAATATCACGAGGCGGAAACGACGTGGAAACGCGAAAATCCTTAGACTATTACCACGTTACCACTTGTTTCTACCTTATATATAACATACACATGCTACTTCGTATGTAATCTTGGAATATGGGTGGTAACTGGTAACGGTGGTAACAGGAGACCGACATGACTGAGCATCGAGACGCCGGCTGGCTGGCCCAGCTCGCGGAGAAGGACCGGCAGATTCAGGCGCTCCAGGCGGCCTACGAGGACACGTCGGCCGCGCTGATGCGAGCGCTTGCGGCGCTGGCTGAGCACGACGCTCGGTATCGTCAGCAGGTGCAGGACCGTGCTGCGCTGCATCACAAGTTCGTGGGATAGCCATGATAGAATCGCGAGCCATGCGGGGTGTCTGCTTCTGGCTGGCGCTCGTGGTCATCGGTGTGGTTGTCGCCGTGGCACTCTCCGCGTTCGCGCGATTCCTCGGTACGCCGCAGTGGGCACCGTAATGGCTGATGATGACCTGACCGATTGGGATAAGCTCGGCTACCCGAAGCCAGCGCAGAACATCCCGTCGAAGCAGCAGATGCGCGACGTCTACCGCACGTATTGGCTACCGAAGATGATGCCGCTGCTCCAGGCGCAGGAGGCTCGAGCGCTCGGCCTCCAGCATTTCATGCTCCGCGACCCAGAGAGCGGCGAGTGGCGGCACGTCGAAGACCCGAAGCAGATTGAAGCTGCGATGAACCATCCGAACGCGGAGGCAGGTTCGACGTATCGCATCCACACGAAAGACCCTGACGGACGCGACATCACCGACATCCTGAACCGCATCGTGGACAAGCCGAAGGAGCAGGAGCAGGAAGTCATCGTGCACGACGGCGACCGCATCCGCGAGCGGCTCGAGGCGTGGAAGCGCGAACATCGGAAGGGGGAGTGATATGGACTGGTGGGATTGGATGGACGCGCTCATGGGCTGGTTCCGGTGACGCACAAAGAACTAAAGAATTTCGCGCTTGCGTATGCGAACAACACATCGAGCGACTACGTCGCTCGGTTCATCGCACAGGGATACCTCGACCTATACGCGAAGGTTGAAGCCGCATATATAGAGATAGAAAGCGCCCACGCTTGGATTGAAACGCACGAAAAATGCCATCAGCCAGTCTCGATACCGACCTTGCTGAAGCTGTAGCTAGCTTTGCCTTAGACCCGCTTGGCTTCGTGCGCTGGGCCTTCCCCTGGCCCATCAACGGCGAACTCGGCCCAGACCAGTGGCAATGCGAGTTCCTCGAAGCGCTCGGCCGCCGCGTGCGCGAGAACCGATTCGATGGCGTAGAGCCGGTGCCGCCGATTCGCATGGGCGCATCGACGGGTCACGGCGTAGGGAAATCTGCGCTCGTCGGGATGATCGTGAATTGGGTCATGAGCACCAGGCCCGATATGCGCGGCACCATCACCGCGAACACGAACGACCAGCTCGAGAAAAAGACATGGGCCGCCATCCGAGAGTGGTCTGAGCGCTGCATCACGGCGCATTGGTTTGAAATCAACAGCGCGATCATGTATCGCAAGGGCTCTCGAGCGACGTGGTTCTGTGCGCCGGCAAGTTGTGCAGCTGAGAACTCAGAGGCGTTCGCTGGACAGCACACGAAGGCATCAACGTCGCTCTACGTGTTCGATGAGGCGAGCGCGATACCGGATAAAATCTGGGAGGTTGCCGAGGGCGGGCTGACGGACGGAGAGCCGATGATCTTCGCATTCGGCAACCCAACGCGGAATACCGGCGCATTCAATGCCATCGCGTTCGGCGGCCGTCGAGACCGTTGGGACATCACCTGCCTGGACTCGCGGGACACGAAGTTCGCCAATAAACGGACGATTGCGGAGTGGGCTGAGGATTATGGTGAAGACTCCGATTTCTTCAGGGTGCGTGTTCGCGGCCTCCCGCCGAACGCTGACGAGTTGCAGTTCATCGATGCGGCGCGTGTCGCATCTGCCCAGCGGAACACCTTTCAGCCTATCTTCGGCGAGCCGCTGGTTGCCGGCGTCGATGTGTCTGGTGGAGGTAAGGCATGGTCGGTCTGCCGGTTTCGGCGTGGCTTCGATGCTCGCTCGATTCCGCCGATTCGTCTTACGGGCGAGCAGACCGTGGCGAACGACCGGCAGATGCTAATTTCGCGGCTCGCAGAGGCGCTCATCTCGCAGAAGCCGGATGCGATGTTCATCGACGCGGCGTTCGGTGCCGTCATCGTGTCGCGGCTGCGGCAGATGGGCTTCACGCAGGTGCATGAGGTGAACTTCGGCGGGCCTGGGAGCGACGTGCATGACGCGAACATGCGCGCGTTCATGTGGCGGTCGCTGAAGGAATGGCTACCGCGCGGCTGCGTGGACCCGAAGGATCAGCGACTCGCGACAGACCTGTGTGCGCCTGGCTTCCATCTGAACGTGAAGAATCAGCTCGTGTTGGAGTCGAAGGAATCAATGCAGAAGCGGAACGTGGCGAGTCCGGACGATGGCGATGCGCTGGCGCTGACGTTTGCGGTGCCGGTGCGGGCGAAGGTGGAGCAGAAGCCGATGGCGCGGCCGACGATACGGTCGTCTGGACAGGCGTGGATGGGGTAAATCATGGGCTTGAATCGCGTCTGCAACCCAGCGAAACTCAGGAAGCTCTCAGCGCGTGTCGGTGCTCCGGTGATCCGTGCGTATTCGAGATTCTTTGAGGATCAGAACACATTGCTCGCGTTCACCGACGAGAGCACGGCTTGGGTTGTTCCGCGAGAGGGACCAGTCGAGCGGTATGCCGACGAGGGCGTGCGGCTGGTTGACAAGGGCGTGCGGGTTGGCCTACCAGTGGCGCAGAACGGTTGAGTTGACGTATAATCCCCGACCATGCGAACCAGATACCGGCTGTATCGCTACTGCGGCTTCGGTCGGCTCGCGTCTTTCGTGAACGCGCTACATGCCTGACATCAATACGGCACTGCTCCACGAGCGCGAACAGCTTCAATGCGACTGGCCTGCGTTCTGGGCAGCGCAGTTCGGGCAGCAAGCCGTGACGTTCCTGCGCGTCGATGAGCGCGAGTCGCAGCCGTGGAGCGCACAGCATGCCTACGAGTTCGCACGGCTCGCGTGGCATTTCGCAAGGCACGCCATTGTCTGACACGCCTGCCGAATCCGCCTCACGCCTACCGGAACTTCCGAACGCCGGCTACGCCTCGGCTCGTGCCAAGTTCACGAGCGACGTCATCTGCAACTTCCTGCGAACCGTCGAGCGCAATCGGCCATTCCTGCTCACCATCGTCACGGACGGGCTCGATAAGTGGCTACGCACGGCAACGCGAGCCTGGCGCTACGGCATGGTCATCGACGGCGACATCCTGCGGTCGGTGTGGTCGTATATGGTGCGGCTGGCCGGTCCGAATCCAGAGGCGCAACTGCACGCGCTGCACGGCATGATGCGGATTGACGAGATTACGCAGTTCGACACGCGGGCCACGACGCGCTCTGCGCTGACCGAAGGGTTGCGGGCGGCGATGAAGGATCTGCGGCGGGACCAGAAGAGGAAGCATTGACTCCGAAAGAGCACGAGGAAGCGCGGCGCATGTGCGAAATGGTCGTGCATGACGACAGCGATTACGTGTGGATGGCGAAGGTGCTCGCGACGGCATATCTTGACCTCGTGGAAGTCTTCGGAGTTCATGCGGTTCAAGACGCCGTGGTGAGACGGTCAGATCGTTTAATCGCGCAAGGTTCTCCATACGTCGCTGTTCAAAGTCAACAACCGGCGAAATTCGATTCGTAAATGGCCTCCACGCCTTCTGTCGGCATCGACCCGATCATCGCGGAGGCTCGCGAGCGCTGGCAGCGGTGCGACGAGCACGAAGAGAAGCAACGCAAGCGCATCCTCGCGGCGAAGCAGTTCAGAGCCGGCGACCAGTGGGACCCTGACATCATAACGGCTCGACAGGGTAAGAACGCGCTCCAAGGTGTAGCGGCGCAACCCGCGAGACCATGCCTCACGATTGACCGCCTTTCTCAGCCTGTTCGGCAAGTCTCCAATCAAATCAAGACCGCGAATTTCGCCATCGACGTCACGCCGGAAGGGCATGGGGCTGATGATGATACTGCTGAGATTTATAAGGGCTACCTACGACGCATTCAGAATCAGGCGCGAGATGAATCGCCTATTGAATGGGCGGCCGATGGAGCCATCGAGGCCGGATTGGGATGGTTCCGACTGCGGACTGATTACGTTGACGATGCCCCCAGCCCCGACGCTGGCGTTGAAGCCTTCGACCAAGAACCCTGCCTCGAACGCATCACGAACTCACTGAGCGTCTACTGCGACCCGTCCGCGAACAAGCCGACGCGGTCTGACGCGCTGTTCATGTTCGTGACGGAAGACCTCGCACGCGACGAGTTCAAGGACCGCTGGCCGTGGGCAGACTCGCGCGGGCTGGACGATTTCATGTCGAGCGGCGACCCAAAGATGAAATCGTGGGTGTCGCAGGACATCATCCGCATCGCCGAATACTGGCGCGTGACGTTTACCGAAGAGACGTGGGTGGCGCTCGAAGACGGCTCGATTCGAGAGATTCCGCACAAGGACGGCAAGCGCATTAAGCCGCCGAAGGACGTGGACGGTGTTGCCGTCGATTCCTGGCGCGTCGTGCGGCGTCCGACCGTCGAAGGCTGGAAGATCAACGCCTGCGAGATTCTCGAAGAGTTACCGTGGGTCGGCTCGAGGATACCGCTGATTCCAGTGCTCGGCGAGGAATTAAACGTCGATGGTGACATCATCCTTCGCGGCATCATCTCTGAGGGGATGGACGCGCAGCGGATGGTGAACTACACCTACAGCGGCGCGATGGAGACGTTCGCGCTGGCTCCGAAGGCACCATTCGTCGCTGCGGCTGGACAGGTCGAGAACTACAAGGACATCTGGCAGACCGCGAACACGTTCAACTACAGTTACCTGCCCTACGACCCGGTTGACGTAGCCGGCCATCCGTTGCCGCCGCCGCAGCGCAACAGCACCGAAGCCCCGATTCAGGCCGCCGTGGAACTCATGCGCGTGTCTGAGGAAGCCATCAAGGCCACGACGGGCATTTACGATGCTGGCCTGGGGAACACGAATCCGAAGGAGCGCAGCGGACGGGCGATTCAGGCGCTGCAAGGGCAATCCGACCTGTCGAACAGCAACTACGGCGCGGGTGTGCAGCGGGCGCTCATCTACGCCGGTGAGATGATTCTCGAGATTCTGCCGAAGATCGTGCGACCTGGACAGGTGCTGCATGTGCTCGGACAGGACGACGTCAGTGAGAAGGTCATCATCGGCCAGCATTTCGTGGTGCAGGCAGGCACGCCGATTCCTATCTCGCCGGAAGAAGCCGCGCAGATGCCGCCAGGCGTAGCGCAGTTCTACGACCTGTCGAAAGGGCGCTACGCCGTCGCGGTGAAGGTCGGCAAGGCGTCTGCGACGAAGCGCGAAGAGGGCGCGGCGGCGCTCGGTGAACTGATTCCGCATCTGCCGCCGGAAATGGCCGCCGTCGCCACGCCGGATTACGTCGAGCAGCTCGATTTCGAGGGTTCTCACGGCATCGCCGAGAAACTCAGGCGAGCGCTGCCGCCACAGTTGCAAGACAAGCCGGAAGACGGCTCGATTCCGCCTCAGGTGCAGGCGCAGATGCAGGCCATGCAGGGTCAGTTGCAGGAAGCGCAGCAGAAGATTGCCGTAGATGGCGCGAAGGAAGAAGTCAAGCAGAAGGGCATGTTGCAGAAGGCGCAGATCGATGCGGACGTGGAGAAGTTCAAGGCCGACCTGCAAATCAAGCTGCAATCGATGAAGGATGCCACGTCGATCGAGGTCGCGCGCATCTCGGCGAAGGCGCAGCACATCGATACGATTGCCGGGATGACCGAAGAGGCCATCGCGCTTGACCATCAGGCCGAACAGGCGCAACATGACCGGGTCCACGAGGTAGCGATGGGCCAGCAACAGCACGCACAGGCGCTCGAGCAAGGCGCGGCCGGCGTGGCGGGTCAATCGGCGCTCGCGTCTCAGGGACATGAACAGGCGCTTGAGCAAGGCGACCAAGGACACCAGCAGGCGTTGGAACAGACCGAGCAGGCGGCCGCGCTTGCACCAGAACCTGTGAAACCTGAATGACTGTAGACCTCGGAAATATCAGTCTCAATGTATACTTGCACGAAACCGTAGACCCGGTTCAGGTGCTACTTAAACGAATCCTCCAACAGGAAGCCCAAATCATGAGCAAGCTCGATGATGTGAACGCGAAGCTCGATGCCATCGTGGCGTCGGTATCCGGCGTGGCCGGCGACGTAGCCGACCTGAAGGCGCAGATCGAAGCACTGAAGAACGCGAGCGCTGGCGCGACACCGGAGCAGGTAGACGCGCTGTTCTCGAAGGTCAGCGGCATTGCGGATTCGCTGTCAGCGCTGGACGCGGCGACACCCGGCGCGTAATGACCGCACGCGACATAGCAGACGCCGTGCTGAAGCAGCCGCAGTTCACGTCATCTGAGCGGTTCAAGAAGCTCGCACGGCTCTGCGAGACGCAGGCGAAGCTAGATGCTGTCGTGGCGCTGCTGCCTGAAGAGATGCGGGCGGGAATCGTGGCCGGGATGCGTGGGCTGGTGAAGTGATGCCAACGAATATCGCCGGAATCATGCGCGAGTTCAAGCAACGCGAACTACACAGCGGGTCTTCGACAGGTCCGGTGGTGAAAAGTCGTCCGCAGGCGATTGCGATTGCCTTGTCAGAACAGCGGAAGACGAAAGCAGAAAAAAAGAAGGCGAAGTGAACGAGACGCAAGAATCGCCGAACGTCAGCGTCGAGCAGAACGGGCGAGTACTCACAGGCGGTCCAGGCACGTCGATTGAGGCACTGGAGCAGGCGGTAGACCGTTCAGAGCCTCAGGTCGAGTCGAAGGCCAGCGCGAAGCCGGAAGGCACGCCGGAATCCAAGCAGACGCGCGGACAGGCGAGATTCAGCGAACTCACGCAACAGCGAGACGAAGAGCGACGACGGGCCACGGAAGCCAACGAACGCGCGGTAGCGCTGGCCGAACGGCTCGAAGCGCTCGAGAAACGGACGGCACCGGCTGGGAAACCGGAGTCACCCCCAGCAGCCTCTGCTCCGGTGTCGGTGCCGTCCGGAACCCGTCCGAAGCCATCAGAAGACGAAATCGGCACGACGTATAAGACATATGGCGACTACGTCGAAGACCTCACCGACTGGAAGTCCGAGCAGCGAGACCGGAAAGCAGCCGATGAGCGAGCTCACAGCACGCGCGTCGAGAAATGGACCGCAGAGCGTGCGAGTGCTACCGCGCTGTATCCAGACTTCGATACCGTGCTGAAGACCGGGCCCGGGGCTGACGTAGACCTCTCGCCGGACCCTGCCACGGCTGTCGCTCGGGTGCAGATGCTGATGGAGATTCCCGGCGGCGCTCACGTCGTCTACAAGCTCGCGAAGGACGCGGCAGAAGCCACGCGTCTCGCGGGTCTCGATGATCGGGCGTTCGGCTTCGCGGTGGCTCGGTTACTCCCTCCTGAGTCGAACGGCGCTCAACAGGCATCGCCGCAGGCTCAACGTGCTACGAAAGCTCCGCCACCCTATCAGCCGGTGCAGGCTGGCGGCAAGACCACGGCGACGACAGCGGCAGAAATCGCGGCGAAGGGCGGAAATTACGACGAATACCGCGCGAAACGGGCCGCCGAACGGGGCGTGAAGCCGAGGTATCGGTGAGAGAAGGTCAAACTACTCTCATAGCTACGCCGTGGTATCAGCATCCTCCACAGGATGTGGATCATGTTCATTCGCCGTGGTGGAAGTATCAAATCGCATGGGACTTGTGGTTCTGCTCTAAGCGCGGATGCGGTGGCAAGCATGAGTTAACGCCTGAAGAGCAGAAGATGAACACTCTCAACGTCTGATCGTGTAGAATCTCTCGCAATCCTACGCCGCGCCGTCGCTCTCCCGGCCTCGACGGCAGGCACCTGTAGTACTTTCGCATCCTCCCAATCAGCCGGTAGGGATGGAGGCGAGAACAGCACAGGTGCCTGACATTGGCGAATACCTTTCTCACCAACGACATCGTGACCTACGAGGCTCTCGACGTGCTCGAGAACACCGATAGCACGATGACGCACATCAACAGCGAATACTCCGACCAGTTCGAGTTCGGAGGGGCTGTCCTCGGACAGACGCTCTCCATCCGCAAGCCGCCACGCTACATCGGCCGCCTCGGACAGGCGGCACAAATCGAGGCGATTACCGAAACTTTCGTCCCGTTGACGCTCTCGTATCAGCGCGGCGTCGATACGCAGGTCTCTTCGCAGAACCTGCTGCTCGACATCGATGACTACCGGAAGCGCGTGCTGATGCCGCAGATCGTGCGCCTCGACAACCTCGTTGACCAGGACGTGAACAACCTCGCACAGGGGTTGAACATGTTCGTCGGGACTCCCGGCACCACGCCGACGCAGCTCGAGACCTATCTCAGCGCGAAGACGAAGCTCGACAACCTTGCGGCTCCGATGGACCGCAATCGCTTCGTGTTCCTCAACCCGATTGCGGACAACACGATGGTTGGCACGCTGAAGGGGCTGCTCGAACCGTCTGGCGAAATCGCGGAGCAGTATCTGACGGGCTCGATGCGGCGTGCGGTCGGCTTCCGGTGGGAGATGGACCAGAACATCTACGTGCATACCGTTGGCACGCTCGGCGGCACGCCGACTGTGACGACCACGGCGACGTCTGGTGCGTCCACCATCGTCACCGGCTCGTGGACATCGACCACGCTGAACGCGGGCGACGTCGTCTCGTTCGTTTCGACATCGACTCCGGTCAACTTCGTCAATCCGCAGTCGTATTCGAGCACCGGGCAGACGGCGCAGTTCGTCGTGATGGCGACCACATCAGATTCGACCGGGACCATCACGATTCCGGTGGGGCCCGCGATGATCGGGCCAGGTTCGCAGCTCCAGAACATCACGAACATGCCTGCTTCGAGCACGCCAGTCTACGTGTTCGATACGCCGGCCGCGTCGTTCTCGACCATCTCGGCGAAATCGAGCCCGCAGAACATCGTCTGTCACAAGGACTTCGGCACGCTCGCAATGGTCGATATGCCGTTGCCGGGTGGGACCGACGTCGCGCGGCGGGCGTCGTCCAAGAAATCGGGCAAGTCGATTCGCGTCATCCGCGACTACGTCGCAACGTCGGACCAGTGGATTCAGCGCCTCGATGTCCTCTACGGCACGGCGGTGCTGCGGCAGGAACTCGGTGTGCGGGTGGGGGGTTAATCATGGCGCTTGTTGCAACGACTCTCGCGGCGAATAAAGCCGTCAACGACATCGTCATCAACCTGACCTCGGCCACTGGCGCGATTCCCAAGATGCTCGCGATGGTCGATACCGAGTGGATGCGAATCACGTCGAACAACCTCACGCCCGTCCTCGGTGTCGTGCCTGGCTATCAAGGCACGCCGGCATCGTCGCACGGCCAACTGGCTCCAGTTGTCTACGGAGCGACCATCGATTTCATCAACTCCGGTGTCACGCCTGGCGCGATCTACGCCAGTCAGAGCCTCGGCGTCGATGGCGCGATTGTCGGACCGAGCGGCACAGGGCTTCCGACGTCGAACACGTTCTTCTTCCTCACGAAGGCGACCGCTGGTGCGTATACCATCGCGTTGCCGACGAAGGATCAGACGAACACCATCACGTTCATCTCGACCACAGCCGCCGCGCATGTGCTGACCAACTCGGCCGGCTTCTACGGTGACACGACCGGGTCCGACACGGCGACGTGGCCGGCACACGCGAACGCGACGTTCACGATTCGCGCACAAGGCGGCGTGTGGTGTCCGATTGCCACAGCTGGCGCTATCGGAGTCGTGATCGGTTAATTCGGCATGCGGGGGCGGGCATCGGCTCGCTCCCCATTCCTTCAGGAGTAGCGACACATGCCGAATTACCAGAGTGGAGGAACGTTTCAAATCTCCTCCGATTACAACCCAACCGGAACGTGGAAGTTCGACGGGCCGATTCTTCCCGGCACCAGCAACGCGGCCGGCGTCGTCGCAGCGGCCACGGTCGTCGCCTCGGAATCCGCCTTCGGGCCATTCCATCAGACGGTGCTTACGCTCACTAACGTCGCGGTGTCGTTGTCTCAGTCGCACGTCGGCGGCGGGACGAAGATTTACACCTTCCCAGAGGGGATCGTTGCGGTGCTGGCCGCATCGGCGACCGTGACACCGACCACGACATCAGCGATTCTCACGACGTTGAACGGGTCGAAGACGATTTCTACCGGCATTGGGTCGGTTGTGACCGCCACGCAGGACAGCGGCACGCTCGCGACGACAGAGCAGGACATCGTCAACGCCTTCTCCACGACA